TTGATCTCCCCAGTGCTATAATTAACCGTTCCAGAGTTTAATCCGCTAGAAACTAATGTTCCATTTTGAGGCGTATCTCTGAATATAATATCATTTTGAGTAGCTTCATTTTCGCTCACAGTGATAACAAGGGTGCCCTCTATAATCGGCAGCTTATCAATCGTTGCAGGTCCATAACTAACAACGCCGGCAGCTAAATTTGTGGTCATTATTTGATTTTTTGATGCACCACCTAAAATCGGCTTAAATATCTCCCACGTTGTACCTTGAGTGTATCGCATAGGAGAACCAGAAGAGAGGGCGAAGTTTGTTACAAAAAACAGCCGTTGATTAGCATCTGACCCCCTGTAATTAGTCCCCCAAAAAAAGTCCGAATCTGTTCCATCCCATGTTGTTCCGGCAATATATTCCTGAAAGTCTGATCCATCGTGTTTGTAGCAATATTTCGTATCAAACCAAAGCGTGTTTTCATTGTTTATGCCTGCAATTTCTTGAGTAAATATCCCCATTACCGGTAACCCAGGGGAATAACTAAAATCAATGGATGAAGCTTGAACTCCTCCTGTATGGGTTAAAACAACATCTCCGGTTAGATAGTTTATATACCCAACATTTGCAGCATCAGGAGGATCGACAACTAGTAATCCATTCCCTTGGTCGATAAATTCTAAAACTCCAGTGAGTTTACTCCATGTTCCACCAGAGGCATAAATACCCCATGTATGAGAATCAACGCCTACTTTAAAACTGTTTGTCAGCCCCTCTATGTATCCGCCAGAACCTCCCCACTCTCCATTTGCAGAATCTGTTCCACTATCGGGAACAATAACCACACCCGAAACGGATACCCTATCGCCAGTACTTAAACCATTTAACGGTGCCAGAAACTCTGCATCTGTAGCGTTTGTATAGCCCGTAATAGCTCCCGAGGTTGTAGAAGTTTGGATATAAATCCTAACGCTGCCAGGGTCTATTTGTGATGTGGCTTCTGGTGTGATTGCAGGGGTTACAGATGAATAGATGTTAAAAGACCAAGTTCCGGCTACGGAATTGCCGATACTCTCATCATCAAAGACGCGGCGCAATCTGCCAATTAGCTGAATCCCTTCACGCTTCCTAACTTCCTCTCTCCATACATATGCGTTGAATAGATTGACGAAAGCATCCTGCGCCAAAAGAAATGGCTTCTTGTTCTTTTGTTGAACGCCTGATTTGAAGCCGAAGATATCTATTGATTGCAGGCTCATTATTTGCCTATTGCCATAAAATATATCGGGTCAGCACCAGCGCTAATCGTTCCTTCAAAAACAAATTGACTATTCGTTAATGTTGAAGTTTTAACTCCCACTCTAAAAGAGGAATTGCTTCCAGCTGATACAGTAAGTTGCACTGAAAAAGGGGTAGATGTGAACGCAATTGGGAATTGAACGGTTATTGAGGTGTTAGGATTGAAATACCCGTATTGCAGTAATAGATCACCTGGAAGAAATGTCCATCCTCCAAAACCATTAGCAGAGCCTAGGGCTTGAGTAATTGTTGAAAATGACGCTGTCGATGCAGATATAGCTCTCGTTAATTGGTACTCAAAACCATTACTTTCACCCCTAAAAAACAAATTACTTTGTGCGGGAGATGTCCCCACTTTAGAATAAAAACCTGCTTCATTAGGATCGGTATTCGGTGCAGCAGCTTGTTCCGGCATCTGCAAAAACTTATGCTTACCTTCTCCCAGAGAATTAAAGGCTACATGATTAACAGCCTCTATAGCATCAATCTGCACAAAATTGGTTCGAATTCTGTCTCTTGTACCCCCAAGCGAATCACCTGTGACGGGAATATTTTGTACGTAAGTGATAATAACCCCCTAGCACTTAGATGATTTTTTAGACATTATCGCTTTCTTAAGCTTTGCATCATCTTTAAGCTGACCGCGAAATTCTTTGTCATCCTTTTTGATGTGCTTAACAAGCATTTTTTTCTCGGCTTTCTTCATTTCTTTTTCCCTGATAATTTTGGCATTGGTTTTTTAGCTTTTAATCCCGTGGCATATTCTTTTTTAGCTGGAAGCGGAATAATTTTACCGCCTTGATAGTGTGCTTCATCGTTAAAGTCTTTATCTTTGCTGCTGGATTTTTTCATTTCTTTTCTGTCTACCACCCTAAACCCCCTTGTAAGCCTACTTGATTATTGTTAAATGCTTCATTTCTAAACATTGTATTAATTTGTCGCGTCCCTAACTGGCAATAAGTTCTAGTTCTTGCTTCGCTGATTTTCTCTTGCAAAAAAGCATCCATCATTTGCACGCCATCGGTATCTAATCGGTCTTGATAAAACTTCTTGGCTACACCAAACGCAATAAGCTCCCACCAACAAAACTCTTCCGGCCTACCATTAAGATTTGGTTCTGTAAAACTTGTTGTGCCAAGTAAAGCCTTGGATGGCTCTCTATAGGCTGTCATTTCTATCGTATATGCCTGATCTGGTATGGGTCTAAGCGTGAACTGATTTTGGAAGAAGAGAATAGTGTATGGTTTGCCCAGAACTGCTTGTGTATACTGAATATTGATATCGTTACCGCTTGGTACTGCTGATGTGAATACTAGATTTGCAATTGCACCGGTCTGATAATCAATTGTTCCAGAAGTGCAATCTCCAATCAAATTCCCTGCTCCATCATCGGTAACATGAAGCGAAGATAATGCGGTATTAGCTGAAATCAAAATGCTTTGCACCCTAGAAATATTGCTGTCTCTAAATGTAGGCGGATAACCGGCAGGAAAAACACCTGTTGGAGCTGTTTGGGTGTCTACAATTGGATTATTGTAAACACTACGGATAATAGGACTCGCTTGAGTAGTGCCCGAATATGGGCCAGTCGTCCCATCTCCGTCATCAAATGTTTGTAGCTGCTGGCTGTTGAAGTTATAGCGATAGAAACTAGATTTATCTTGAAAAAGTGGAATCTGTATCTTACCGCAATAAGCTGGCGATTCCACTGTAGACCATTGATCAAAGTCAAAAGGATATGTATCAACACCCTGAATGGTGTTAAAGGTATAGACATCCTTCAGCTTCAAATTTCGCAAGTCATTAGGAAGATCTAGAACATAGTAGCTGTTTATATACTTGATGATCTTCTGCTCTGTAGACTGATCACCCGTGCCCAAAGCAGCGCATTCTCGAACTTTTTCAATGATATCTTGCAGTATTCCAACAGTCATTTTGCAGTCCTATAGGAAGTCAACAGGGATAAATCTAACTCTAGAAATCGTTTCGTACGACTTAGGTAATTTCAATGCGCCTTTCATGGGTTGCTCCACATCTTTATAACGTCTGATTTTCTTATTTGTGCCATTGAGATGTTTCACGACCCCCATAGGAATTGTACAGATTTCCCCGTGTACTAAAGTAAATTGTTGTATCTGATCGCCGGGATAAATTCTATAAGCAAATTCAAAAAAACCGCCTTCTGCTTCCACAAATTCAAACTGACCTTTCACCATCTTTTCATCTTCTGCGCGCATCTTTTTAATCATTGCCTCAACTTCAGCTTTAGGTTTGCTGTGCTTGATTTTCTTGCGTAGTTCTCTAACTTCCATGAGCATTCCTTTTTATGTAAGGGTGAGAGCAATAGCCCCCACCCAAATTATTAAATTATTCTTGAGTGTAACGATCATAACGCATTGTAACCCAGTCATAGACTGCACTGGAACTAGTAATGACATTTGAACCCATATCAAGCAAATACTTATTACGGTTGTCAAAAGCGTCTCTTAAGTTTGTCCCTTCTGGCACCTGTGGAACTGTAGCACTCCCATTATCTGGCACTACACCAGAAGATGAAGGCACAGCCACCGCAGGCGATACACCAGCAGCAGCAATAGCACTAGTTGGGAATGCATAGGTTGTATAACCCGATGTATCCCAATCCAGTGTTACAGATGATACAGTTGCGCTATTTGTTACACTCAATACCCTAGCTTGAACATCATCCATTTCAATCATGCCAAATTCAGATGGTACACGGAAAGAAAGAATCTCACCTGGTGTGTAATCATTTTTGGATGTGAAATAAACAACCCCTTGAGTAGCTTTTGTGATCATAGCAACATAGGACCAGCGAGGATACATACGATTAGGAATGTACTTTTTCACTGTGCCGGACGTAGCATCTGCTGCAAATGTAGCTAGACCACCAGCAGATACCGCAGAAGCCATATAGCCTAAGGTGATGCTTACGTTTGCTGTTACTGCTGTAACCTGAAAGGTGTATCCAGCAATTTGTAGCTCACCGGTTGTTGCATATAAGCGAACATGGTCACCTACAGCAATGGAACCGGTGCTTGCCATTGACACAACAAAAGTGCCTGCACTCCCCGTAATAGCAGTTGTTGCCAATCCAGCAAATGTTGGAGGGTTAGCAGTATCAATGAAGGTAAAACCCCCACTGGTGACCGCTTCAGATGATAAGATGCCGGAAGTTACAGCTTGATCTATAGTCTGAGCAGCACCTTGCGCCATCCCTTTTCTCCACCATGATTCTACCGACACTTCGTCAGCATCATCACCCCAAGCAGTTCTGTTACGCAGCCACACTAAATCGTATGAGCCAGTAACAGCCACTTGTTTAGCCATCGTTGAATCGGAGGTAAATGAACCGCCATCAATAATTTGATATGGTAACATGATTAACCTCCTTAAATACCGCTTGAGCGTAAGTTTTGAACCCATAAGTCTTGATTCACGCACTGGCCTTGATAGCTTTACTATTACTTTCCCCTATGCGTCGGGTACTGACCATTTTTCAATGGCGGAAAGACCTCTTCGGATCTCTCTCTAGTGGTTTCCTCACTAGTTTGGACTGTCGCATCTGCTTTCGCAGTTCTCCCGCTCAGTCTCTCAGCGTGTTTTGACAACCTTTTCTCTTCATTGATCCTTTGATGTATTGCTAGATGACATTTCTGACACAACCACAACACTTCTAAAGGCTTATCATAATCGTTATGATGAGCTTCGATTCTATATGCAGAGGATTTACAAACAGGGCATTTATTAGGCCTAACAATATTTCCTCTTTTAAGATGATCCTGAACTTGGGATTGAGCTAAAACTTTTTCCCAGTTTTCCTTTCTCCACCTATCAGCGTATTGTCTCATCTTTTCTTTGTTAGCTTCGCGATATTTTCTAGCAGATTCTTTGCTTTTCTCTGAATTTTCTGCTTTTTTCTCTCTCAATCGCTTATTTATTTTTTCCCTGTTGTCTTTTCCATATTCTTCACGCTTTTGAAGTTTTCTTTTTCTGACTTCATCCGGCATTCTTTTAGAATATTCCTGATTTCTTAATCTATGGCACTCATAACATTCGTATGATCTTCCAGAATGATTTCTCTTATCTTTTGTGAAAGATTCAATGTTTTTTGTTTCTTGACACTTACTACATTTTCTTTCCATATACGACTCCTTGTCAAGTCCATTATACGGCTTATTGTAATCTATGCCAAGGCTGTCATTACTTCGCCCCTGTCGCCATAATTACGCTGCAATAGCATAATCGTAGGTTTCCAAGTCAATCAGGGAAAATTTACCCTCGTCCTTTCTGTTAAACGAGCACGCTGCCGCATGTCTCAAACGCGCTGGATCATTTAGGAACCCAGGAGGCGTATACATGTATTTAGCCCTTCCACCTGCTTGGAAGACCACTTTATAGCCTTCATGCGCAGTGATAAAACAATTAGCAACATCATTACCTAGCAAAGATGCATCAGCAGTGATAGATCCCTGTGAGGAAATAAATGCTCTCACATTATTAACCCCACCCCATTCGCTGGATGTTGTGTTAACAGAACCTGTACCATACTCAAACTTACGTCTGAAACCTGTAATATTATTCAAAACAGGAATCATTTTTGACGTACACATCATTGCATATGCATCACCAATCGGGCTTGTGCCGATCTTGTTGGAAGCATCGATCATATTTGTGATATATTCGCCGTCATTGTCTTGCAAGAGGGCTACAATATCATCTAGGTCACTGACACTCATTTCTGTTGGTAAATCCACTCTATTACTTCGGCTTACAGTTTCGCCTTATGACCTATCATTATGATTATCAAATTGATAGGCGGAGGGTCTTATTAATCCCCTCTCTCATAATCTCTTATGAGTTTCGACTATCGCATCCCGATTTATCGGGTCAAACCGCTTAGTCTGTCACGCTGCAAGGCATTACTGCCAGCTTGCGCCCTGTTGTCCGTCTGCTTACGCAGCGAGGAGTTCCAAGTCAATCAGGTTTGATTTTAAAACGGCAACTAAACTTCTACCGTTTGTACCACCTACACAGTTTACCACGGAAGCAGAGCTTTCTAGGTTATCACGTTGCAGGATGTCGCTTGTTTCCTTATAGGCCTGGCCTAATCGGGCTGCAGCGGCATTTAATATCGTTTTGTTACTCCTCTTGCGAGGGGGATGGTCATTTCTGCCATCCTCCGAACCTTTCGTTGTCCGGAGCGGACTATCGCATCTCAATTTCTTGAGTCTCACCACTTAGTCTCTCACGCTGCCCATGTAAAACCGCTTTACATTGCTTGCGCCCTGTCGGCATAGCTTTCGCCTTAGCCTTCCAAGTCGATCAGGTAAGATTTATAGACCCCATATTTAATTGCATAATTTCTATTCGGCATTTTTCTCTAAACTCAATTTCATCTTGTGGAATACCTCCACGGCAAAATTTGACTTTAGATCTTTTTTCACAAAATTGAAGAAGTATTTCGGCTTGTCTTTTCTTTAAGTTTAAAAAAGGTATTAAATTTCTGCAAAAATTTGAGATTTCGGTGATATTTGTTAAAATATATTTATAACAAAACCCTGTTTTGCAGTTTATTCCTTTTCTTAACTTAACTTTTCCCCCTGTAAAATTCTCAAGGATAAAGTTTAAAGATCTGATATTTACTGACGATATTTGAATGAGAGGCGTGTAGCAAGATGAAACCATGTTGGTATGGTTATTTCTTCTTGTTAGCGTGAAAGAGCCGTCTGTATCCATTATTCCAGATAAATAAGCCCAGAATGAAGGATCTTGTGTGTCTACTTTAGCAGCTTTATCAGTGATAGGTATATGTAATGCTCTACAAGCATTATATTCCTTCATTTTTAGGTGACATTCTTCCCGTTGTGCAGTAACTTCATCTGATACTTTATTGCTTCCTGGAATTGTCTTATCCTCTGATATAAACGTACTCAAATATTCTGCTCTTTCTTTTTTTATGACTAGATAAGGAATTATCTTTTCAATGAAGCTTTGGCAAACTTCCCGATTCCTAATTTTCCAGGCATAATTTATCTTTCTCATCTTACCGTCTTTGGCTCTATACGGTTGTCTAACATTCTCTCTCCCACCGAAGTTTGAGATTAAATAGTCTATCAACCACTCAGAACCTTTCGCTAGTTGTATTAAAGGATAGTAAAGCGGAGACGTAGAGTTTCCTCTTGCCTTCTCTTTGATGATAGAAAAACTACCATCTCCATCCATTAACCCTGCTACATAAGCCATTTTTTCTTCTTCTTTCAT